CAACTGGCAGGTTGGCTACGTCGGCGCTGTTTTGACAATTGCAGAACTCGTCAGCACCAAGCCTAAGTCGATGACCAAGGTCACTGGCTATAACTACCTAAACATTTAAGGAGGATCTGATATGTCTCTTTCATTAAATAAGATCCTTGTTGCCTCTACGCTGACCAACACTCCTGCGTCGTATCCTGAAACGATTACCATTTCTAACGTCGGAATTGGTAACGCAACATCTATGAACGCTGGTGTTTCTAGTGCTCAGTACATTCCTGCTGGTGCTTATACCCTGCTTCCTACGGCAAACGTAACTATTGAGTTCAATACTTACACTGCCAATGCGAATAGCTGGACCACATTGTTTGCTGCATCAACTGGTGCTGTATTCTGGTCAGACGGGTACAACTGGCGGGCAAATGCTTCAACAGGTACTCAGACGTTGGTTCTGTATGGTGTCAACGAAGGTGTTGCCGCGACTGGTCAATACAACAAGTAAGGAGTTAGGTTCATGGCTAATCCTGACTCAGTAGGCCAAAATACGCAGGATTCCTTTGGCAATTTTGTTATTGCCACTGGATTTGCTCCTGCTAATGCGGTTGCTAACGCTGTTGTAGCGCTTCCCATTCTTAACGGTGGGATGCAGGGTTCTGGTAACGTAGTGATTCGTCGAATCACAGTTGCTGGAGCTGCTAACCTTGCTGGCGGTTCGGTACAGTCTTTGGCTTCTACCTATGTAACCATTGGTACAACCAACGATGGCGGTAATTTGGTAACATCCAACGTGGCGTTGTCTAACGTCATTAACGGATATACTTACCAAGACATTACGCTTGTGGCTGCGGCTGCTAACACTTGCTATCAACCTAACGCGCTGTTTGTTAACATTACGGCTGGTGCCGTTGCTAACCATCAGTTCCGCGTTAATGTCTATGGCGATGTTATCAGCTTCTAAGAGCTACTAGTAGCGACCCCTTCTAGTAGGCCCAGTACCCTCTCACGTTTTGCGTGAGGGGGGAAATCCTTGAATGGTGTGGTATGACAACGCTTAACGATTACATATTTGTTACACGGCGTTTGTTGCACGATGCCAATGCTAACTTTTGGACTGACCAAGAGTTAACAATTGATATTAACGGCGCTCGTCAGCGTGTTGTGCGCGACACTGGCTCTTTACGCCGTCTTCAAACTTCATCTGTTTATCAGAACCAAGAAGTCTATAACTTTGTTGATCTGCCACAAGGCGATCAGACAATGGACATTCTTACGATCAACTTGTACTGGGGCACGACTCGCGTTCCCTTGATGTACAAGCCTTGGACACAATTCAACGCCGAGCTGCGCTATTACCAGAGCTATATTGGTCAGCCAGTCGCGTTCAGCCTTTACGGCACTAACAGCTTTTACATTGGTCCGTTACCTGACCAGACATATACGATTGAGCTTGATACGGTTATCAGACCAACTGACATGGTTAACCTGACTGACGTTGAAGTCATCAAAGATCCGTGGACAGAGCCTGTTCCGTATTACGCAGCTTACACAGCCAAGTTCAAAGAACAGAGCTATGGTGAAGCTGAGATCTTTCGTCAGCAATATATTCAAAAGTGCCAGAATCTTTTGGCTACTACGTTTACTCGTCGTATGCCGATGCCGTACTCGCAGGGGTACTAATGGCCCAGAGTCCTGAACAACAAAAACAGTATCATGTTACAAAGTCGTTCAAGGCTCTGAACACTAAAGCCAACCGCACGGCTATTGATGAGTCTGAGTTTTCTTGGATTGAGAACGTCCAGCCTATCGGGTTTGGTAACCTTAAAGTTATACCTCAATCATCAAATGTTGGTGTTACATGGTCAAACACGGTCACAGAGCTGACCAATGTTAACATGACCAACACAGACTATATTTTGGCTTTTCAAGCCAATGGTGGAGCCGAAGCCTACAATCTAACTAGCAATTCTATTGTAACCATAGCTGCTGCTGGAACCTTTACAGGTACTGGTATGAGAGCCAAGCAATGGAAAGACGAACGTGCTATCATTACTGACCCAGATAAGGGCTATTATACTTGGGACGGGGCAAATCTTATTACTATTGGCTCTGTTGGTGGCATTGGGATAACCAATGTCGGATCTGGTTACACAGAAGCGCCGATTGTCACTATTTCTGCTCCTAATCAAGCAAATGGCAAGCAAGCAACGGCTGTAGCGTCTATTTCCAACGCTGCTGGCACTGTTTTGTCTGTTTTGGTAACGGCTAACGGTACGGGGTACACGACCCCTCCAACTGTAACTTTTGCAGCTCCTGCAAGCCAGTTTGGTGTTCAGGCACAAGGTTCTGCGTCTATTCAATCTGGAAATGTTGTTGTTATATCTGTAACAAACCCTGGTTCCGGCTATACATCTGCGCCAGCTATAACAATTTCAGGCGGTGGAGGATCTGGTGCAAATGCAACTGCCGTTCTTGGGTCTGGTATTGTCACAGCAATTTCGCTTACAGAGGCAGGTAGTGGATATACTTCTCCCCCTACCGTTACAATATCTGGTGGTGGTGGAAACAATGCTACTGCTGTCGCTGGCTTCTTATCTTTTGCAAAAGGAACTGTCGGAATCCTTGTCACGGCTGGAGGGTCTGGTTATACCTCACCCCCAACTGTAAACATCACTGGAGGTGGCGGTGCTAATGCTAATGCTGTGGCTATTGTTAACGGCGGGGCTGTTACTAGCGTTGTCGTGGTTAATCCTGGTTCTGGCTATACAAGTAATCCGACAGTAACCTTTACGGGTGGTGGCGGTAACGGTGCCTCTGCTACAGCCATTGCTACCGTTGACCAGAATGTTGACATCGCCTCGTTCCAAGGCCGTGTTTGGATTGCACAGGGTCGTACGGTCTTTTACTCGGCTGCGGGCCTGTACAACGACTTTGTGAGCGTTTCGGCTGGTAACATTAACCTTGCTGACGATACGCTGCACAGCAACATTAAGTCGATCATATCTGCTAACAATTTCCTGTATGTGTTTGGTGAAAACTCAATCAACGTGTTTTCGGACGTTCGGGTGAGCGCAACGGGAGCAACCCTGTTTACTAATACAAACGTGTCTGCGTCGGTCGGATCTCGGCGCATTGATGCTATTTTCCCGTTTTTTCGGTCTTTGTTGTTTGCCAATGACTATGGCATTTATGCCCTTGTAGGGGCAACAACCAGCAAATTATCGGACGCTTTAGACGGCATTTACCCGTTATTTGACTTTACCAAGCCTGTTACTGGCGGTCAGGTGCTGTTGAACAACATCCTCTGCGCTGCTTTTCAGTTTTGGTACAACGACCCTGTGCAGGGATCTCGGCCTATTCAATGCGTCTTTTTTGACAAAAAGTGGTTCATTACAAGCCAAGGTACGCTTAACTATTTGACTTCATTGGCAAATGGCGGTGGCGTTTTTTTGTATGGCACGGATCAACGCAACCTACTAAAGTTGTATAACGACTCTACAGCTCCTATCCCTACTTATACTCAGACGGCTCTTTGGCCTATGGGCGATGTGATTAGGGATAAACAGGCTCTAAAATGGGGCATTGAAGCCATTTTGGGTTCTGCTGGTAGCACCATCACGGTTACGGTGGATAATGAGACTGGATTGGGCAATGCTGGCACTTACAGCGCTACCAACTTAATTGCATGGCAGAATAATTTAGCCCAAATTATTGCATGGCAAAACAATTCAAATCAGCAAATTGGCTGGCTTGGACCCATTACTGGGTACTATTTGTACAAGAATGATGCCCAACAGTATGGAAAATATCTCGGACTTACGCTAACATCTAATAGCGCAAACTTTACTTACAGCACGTTTGAAATGGAATATGAACGTAGAGCGAGGTTCTAATGGCACTGCCTGTATCAGTCCCGTACGCATTTGCTAATGCCACGACGACACAGAACCTGTCGTATCTGGATTCTAACTTCAATGCGTTGGTTAATGGTTTAAACGGTCTTGCTAACGGTGCAAGCCAAATTAGCATTTCATCTATTTCTGCCACAGGCAATGCTAACGC